ATGTTCTCGTCAGCGGCCGAGTTGCGTCCGTTGGCATCCTCCCGTCCCTTCCTGACTGCGCGGGTCCGGCCCTCTCCCCCCGAGGGCCGGACCCGCGGCTTTTTCGCGGGCGGACGGGACCTTCCGAGCACAGGAGAGGTGACGCGCATGGGTGGCCTGTTCCGCGCCCCGAAGCCGGTGATCATCGCCGCGCCGCAGCCCGAGCCGGCGCCGCCGACGCCATCCCCCGAACAGGCCGGCCAGGAGGCACGCGCCAAGGCCCGCGCCCGCGCCGCCCGTGGCCTGGCCGGCACCATCGCCACCTCGGCCCGCGGCGTGCTGGCGCCGCTGCCGGCCCCCACCCGCAAGTCGCTGTTGGGGGAATAGGATGGTGGAGCCGACAGAAATCCTGGCCCGCCACGCCCGCGCGCTGGAGCGGCGCCGGCCCTTCGAGCCGATCTGGCAGGCCTGCTACGACCATGTGCTGCCCTCGCCCTCCGGCGGCCCGGCGCTGTTCGACGCGACCGCGGCCGATGCCGCCGAACAGCTCGCCGCCTCGCTGCTGGCGGAGCTGACGCCGCCCTGGTCCCGCTGGTTCGGCCTGGCGCCGACGCGGCCGGTGGAGGACACGCCGCAGGGCCGCGCCGTCGCCGAGGCGCTGGAAGATGCGGCGGCCATGCTGCAAGGGCATTTCGACCGCTCCAATTTTGCGATCGAGATGCACCAGGCCTTCCTGGACCTGGTCGTCACCGGCACCGGCCTGCTGCTGGTGGAGGAGGCGCCGCTCGGCGAGGCCTCCGCCTTCCGCTTCACCGCCGTCCCGCTGCGCAGCGCGGTGCTGGAGGAAGGTCCGACGGGTCGGCTCGACACCGTCTTCCGCCAGGCGCGGCTGTCCGCGGCTGAGATCCGCCATCGCTACCCCTCGGCCGAATTGCCGCCGGACCTCGCACGCGCCGCCACGAGGGATGATCCGGCGCCGCTGCCGGTGCTGGAGGCGGTCTGGCCCGACCGCTCCGGCATCCGCTACGCCGCGCTGCTGACCGCGGAGCCGGACCGCCCCGTGGTGCTGGCCGAAGGCCGCTTCGCGGAAAGCCCCTGCATCGCCTTCCGCTGGCTGAAGGCGCCGGGCGAGACCTATGGCCGCGGCCCGGTGATGAAGGCGCTGCCCGATATCCGCACCGCCAATGCGGTGGTGGAGATGGTGCTGAAGAACGCCTCCATCGCCGTCACCGGCATCTGGCAGGCGGAGGATGACGGGGTGCTGAACCCCGCCACGGTGAAGCTGGTGCCGGGCAGCATCATCCCGAAGGCACCGGGCAGCGCCGGCCTGACGCCGCTGGCACCGCCGGGGAATTTCGATGTCTCGCAACTGGTGCTGCAGGACCTGCGCGCGCGCATCCGCGGCGCGCTGCTGGCCGACCGATTGGGCCCGCCGCAGGACGCGCGGATGACCGCGACGGAGGTGCTGGAACGCAGCGCCCAGACCGCGCGGCTGCTCGGCGCCAGCTATGGGCGCCTGCAGGCGGAATTGCTGACGCCGCTGGTCACGCGCTGCCTCGGCATCCTGCGCCGGCGCGGCGAGATCCCCGCCCTGCTGCTGGACGGGCGGGAGGTGGCGCTACGCTACGAAAGCCCGCTGGCCCGTGTGCAGGGCCGGGCGGATGCGGCGAACACGCTGCTGTTCCTGGAGGCCGTCGGCAAGCTCGGCGGTGAAGCGGCGGCGCAGGTGGATGCTGCCGCGGCGACGCGCTGGCTGGCCCGCACCCTCGGCGCGCCCTCCGAGGTTCTCGTCCCCGCCCCTTCCAATCCCAACCGGGAGTAACCCACGCATGTCCGAGAACCTGTTGCAGACGCCATCGGCGGAGCCCGGCAAGGCCACGGCGCGCCCCGCCGATATTCCCGAGAAATTCTGGGATGCCGAGACCGGCACGCTGCGCGTGGATGCCCTGCTGAAATCCTACCGCGAGCTGGAGCGCCGCCTCTCTCAGCGCGCCGCCCCGCCGCGTGCGGATGCGACGCCCGAGGAGATCCAGCGCTTCCGCCAGGCCATGGGCATCCCGGAGACGCCGGAGGGCTACCGAATCAATGCGCCGCATGATCTCTGCTGCCCCGACCCGGAGGTGAATGGCAGGCTGCACGCCGCGCATTTCACCAATGACCAGGCGCAGCTCGTCTATGACCTGGCCGCGGAGCGCCTGCTGCCGCTGATCGCCGAGGCCGCCGCGCAATTCGAGGCCGACCGGCAGCGCGAGAAGCTGCACGCGCATTTCGGCGGCGAGGAACGCTTCCGCCAGGTGGCGGCGCAGCTAGCGGCCTGGGGTCGCGCCAATCTGCCCGCACCGGTCTTCGAGGCGCTGTCCAGCACCGCGGAGGGCGTGCTGGCCCTGGAGCAGATGATGCGCAAGGAGGAGCCCGGCCTCTCCCGCGAGGTCGCCCCGCCCGCCGCCGCGAGCGAGGCCGAGTTGCGCGCCATGATGCGCGACCCGCGCTACTGGCGCACGCGGGAACCGGAATTCGTTCGCCGCGTGACCGAGGGCTTCCGTCGCCTCGTCGGAAGCTGATCCCGCTTCGCAGCGGGGCTTGAGCGCGCGCCCTTCCCTCTCCGCGCGCTCGCCCCGCTGCCTGCGGGGGCGGGCCAGAGCCGATATGCCGCCCGCCCCCGTTCCCCATTCCGGGCCGCGACCAACCCCGCAAGGGGCCGCGGCACGCCGGGCGGCGCGGCGGCCCCCCGCCGGCCAACCGCTGCGCGCGCCCTTTTCCCAACCCGGTGACACAGAGGAGCGACGGCATGTCCGCTTCGATCGACCAGGCCTTCATCAAGCAATACCAGACCGAGGTGCAGGAGGCCTATCAGCGCCAGGGCAGCAAGCTGCGCCCCACCGTGCGCAGCAAGACCGAGGTGCGCGGCGCCTCCACCATCTTCCAGAAGGTCGGCCGCGGCACCGCCGCCGCCAAGGCACGCAACGGCGTGGTGCCGGTGATGAACATCGACCACTCCCAGATCGAGTGCTTCCTGCAGGACTACTATGCCGGCGACTGGGTGGACCGGCTGGACGAGCTGAAGACCAATATCGACGAGCGCATGGTGGTGGCGAATGCCGGCGCCTATGCCCTCGGCCGCAAGACGGACGAGCTGATCATCGCCGCCCTGGACAGCGCGACGCGCGAGGCGGTGGGCACCGCGAGCGGCCAGACCGACAATGAGGGCCTGACCCGCGCCAAGGTGCTGCTGGCCTTCGAGATGCTGGGCGAGGCGGATGTCCCCGATGACGGAAACCGCTTCGCCGTGGTCGGCTGGAAGCAGTGGAGCGAGCTGCTGCAGATCCAGGAATTCGCCAATGCCCAGTATGTCGGCCCGGAGGAGCTGCCCTGGAAGGGCGCCACCCAGGCGAAGCGCTGGCTCGGCGCGCTCTGGATCCCGCACAGCGGCCTGACGAAGAACGGCTCGCTGCGCTACTGCTACTTCTACCACAAGACGGCGGTCGGCCATGCCGTGGCGGCGGAGATCACCACCGACATCACCTGGCACGGCGACCGCGCCGCGCATTTCGTCAACACCATGATGAGCCAGGGCGCGGTGCTGGTGGACGACACGGGTGTCGTCCGCATGCGCTGCAAGGAATAGCGCGCCTCGCTTCCTGCCCCACCTCCGGTTTCGGGGGTGGGGTCCCCTCCCCTTCCATCGCTGCACCGGAGTTTCCGATGGCCCTCTCCGCCCTCGCGCTTTGCTCCCGCGCGCTGCTGAAGCTCGGCGCGCAGCCCATTGCCTCGCTCGACGAGGGCACCGCCGAGGCGGAGGTCGCGGCCAATCTCTACCCCGCGATCCGCGATGCGCTGCTCTCTGCCCATCCCTGGAGCTTCGCCACCGGCCAGGCCAGCCTGCCGCGCCTGGCCGCGAAGCCCGTGGCGGATTTCGCCAATGCCTTCCAGCTTCCGGCCGACTTCCTGCGGGCGCTGTCCGCAGGCCATCCCCGCACCGGCCGCGGCCTTGCCTATCGCCTGTTCGAGGACCGGCTGCACTGCAATGCCGAACAGGTGGTGCTGACCTACATCTTCCGGCCGGAGGAGAGCGCCTTCCCGCCCTTTTTCGCCGCCGCGCTGGTCACGCGGCTGGCCGCCGAATTCTGCCTGCCGCTGACCGAGAACAACAGCCGCGCCCAGCTCCTCGCCAGCCAGGCGGAAGCGGAATTGCGGGCCGCCCGGCTGGCCGACAGCCAGCAGGCGACGCCGCGCGCCATCGAGGATTTCCCGCTGATCTCGGTGCGGGGCTGAGCATGGCGCAGTCCCGCATCCTGAAGACCAGCTTCACGGCTGGCGAATTGGCGCCGGAATTGCTCGGCCGCCCGGATCTGCGCGCCTGGGCCAATGGCGCGCGGCGCCTGCGCAACGTCTTCATCCAGCCGACCGGCGGCGTGACGCGCCGCCCCGGCCTGAGGCATGTCGCCATCCTGCCCGGCCCGGCGCGCCTCATCCCCTTCGAGTTCAACACGGAGCAGACCTACCTTCTGGTGCTGACGGCGGGCGAGATGCGCGTCTTCATCGGTGATGCGGAGGTCGCGCGGCTCTCCGGCCCCTGGACCGAGGCGATGCTGCCGCAGCTCGCCTATACGCAGAGCGCCGACACGCTGCTGCTCTGCCATCCGGAGATGGTGCCGCAGCGGATCACCCGCACCGGCCACACAAGCTGGACCGTGGCGCCCTGGAGCTTCCTCTGCGAGCCCTTCTACCGCTTCGCCCCGGATGACATCACCCTGGCGCCGAGCGGGACAGAGGGCGACATCATCCTCACCGCTTCCGCCCCGGTCTTCCAGCCCGGCCATGCAGGCACGCGCTTCCGCATCGCCGGCAAGCGGGTGCAGGTGGATGCCGTACTGTCCGACACCCAGGCCAGCGCCAGGGTGGAGGAGATGCTCACCGGCACCGACGCGACGACCGACTGGGAGGAGGCCGCCTTCTCCCCGGTGCGCGGCTGGCCGGTCTGCCTCTGCTTCCACCAGGACCGCCTGGTGATCGGCGGCTCGCGCGACCTGCCGAACCGGCTCTGGCTCTCGCAATCCGGGGACCTGTTCAATTTCGACCTCGGCACCGGGCTGGATGACCAGGGGATCGAGTTCGGCCTGGTCTCGGACCAAGTGAACGCGATCCGCGGCGTGTTCTCCGGCCAGCATCTCCAGGTCTTCACCTCCGGCGCCGAGTGGATGGTCACCGGCACCCCGCTGACGCCGGCCAGCATCCAGCTCAACCGGCAGACCCGCGTCGGCTCGCCGGTCGGGCGCATGGTGCAGCCGGTGGATGTGGACGGCTCGACCATCTTCGCCGCGCGCAGCGGGCGGGGGATCTTCGAGTTCACCTATACCGACCTGCAGCAGCTCTACCAGGCGAACGACCTGGCGCTGGTCTCGCAGCACCTCGTCCGCGACCCGGTGGCGATGTGCTACGACCAGCGCCGCCGGCTGCTGCATGTGGCGATGGCAGATGGCTCGCTGGCCACCCTGACGCTCTATCGCGCCGAGGAAGTCACCGCCTGGACGCGGCAGGAGACGGAAGGCGCCTTCCGCGCCCTCGCCGAGATCGAGGGCACGGTCTGGGCCGTGGTGGAGCGCCTGGGTACGCATCGCCTGGAGCGCTTCGACGAGATGCTGGCGCTGGACGCCGCCCTCACCGGCACCGCCGCCGAGGCACAGGACCGCTGGACCGGCCTCGACCATCTCGAAGGGCAGGAGGTCGGCCTGGTGGCGGATGGCGCGCCGCGTGGCACCGCCATGGTCGAGGATGGCGTGGTCACGCTCGATCCCCCGGCTATGGCGGTTCAGGCCGGACTCGCCTTCACGCATGTGGTCGAGCCCTTGCCGCCGGATCTCTCCACTCCGCTCGCCGCCAAAGCGGCGCCGCTCAGGCTGGTCTCCGTCACCTTCCGGCTGCTGGAGACGGCGGCGCTCTCGGTCGATCTCGGCCGCGGCGCCGCGCCGCTACCCTTCCGGCGGCTGGGCACGCCGCTGCTGGATGCGCCGCCGCAGCCCTTCACCGGCGATGTGCGGCTGCGCGCCCTCGGCTGGCAGCGCGACGCGATGCGGCCGCTCTGGCGCATCGAGGACGCGACGCCGCTGCCGATGACGCTGCTTTCCGTCACCACCGAGATGAGGATGACAGACTGATGGCCGCTCTTGCCTCGATTGCCTCGCTGGTCGGCGCGGGCGCCACGCTCTACGGCAACATCCGCCAGGCGCAGTACGCGCAGGCCGCCAGCCGCGCCCAGGCGCAGATCGCGCAGCAGCAGGAACAGGCGCGGCAGCAGCTCCTGAAGCAGCAGCAGCAGGAGGCAGCGCTGGCGCGCAGCCAGACCCTGGCGCGCACCATTGCCTCCGCCCGCGCCCGCATGGCCGCGGGCGGGCGGGCGCCGGACGAGGGCTCCGCAGGCGCAGTCACGGCCGGGCTGAAGCAGGACGCCGCGGCGTTGCAGGATGCGGACGACGCGACCTTCCGCGCCCGGCTGGCGCAAGGGCGCAGCAGCCTGCTGAACCCGGACGGCACGCTGAATGCCCTGCTGCAATCGGGCCGCAGCTTCGGCTACGTCGCGCGGAGCCTTCTGGACTAGCCGCCCGGGCCAGGCCCATCCCATCCCCCGGAGTCCCAGCATGGTCGAGCATATCAGGATCGGCGGTGTCGCGCCGCGCGTGCATTACGTGGCCGACGGCACGCAGACCAGCTTCACCTTCCCCTTCCCCATCTTCACCGAAAGCGACCTGGAGGTGCGGATAGACGGCCTGGTGCAGGCCGCCGGCTACACCGTCTCCGGCGCCGGCCGGTCGGATGGCGGCAGCATCGCCTTCGCTGCCGCTCCGCCGCCGGGCAGCAATGTCACGCTCCGCCGTAACCTGGCCGTGGCCCGCACCACGGATTTCCAGGAGAATGGCATCCTCCGCGCCCGCAGCCTGAATGACGAGCTGGACTACCAGATCGCCGCGCTGCAGGAGATGAAGGAGGAGATCGGCTCCGCGCTGCGCCTCGATCCTTCCGAGACCGGCGCCACCACCCTGCCGCTGCGCTCCGCGCGCGCCAACAAGATGCTGGGCTTCGACAGCACCGGCGGGATCACCGTCTATGACCGCGGCGGCACGCTTTCCGCCCCCTTCCCCGGCGGGGTGCCGCGCACGGTGGAGGACAAGCTGGCGGAACGCCTCTCCGCCCGCGATTTCGGCGCGGTGGGCGACGGCATCACGGATGACGGCCCGGCACTACAGGCGGCGATGACCGCCGCCGCCGCCAGCGGCAAGCACCTGGAGATCGGCGAGGGCACCTTCCGTACCACCATTCCGCTGACCCTGCCCGGCGCCGCGGCGGGGCTGACCATGCGCGGCGCCATCCTCTATGCCGGCCCGGGCGGCCGCACGGCGCTGACGCTCGGCGATGGCGGCGCGGTGCGCAATGCGGCGAAGCTCTACGAAGGGCTCCGGGTGATCCGCGCCAGCCAGTCCGACTGGCTGGACGAGAACGACATCGGCATCCTGATCCGTAATCTCGATGCCAGCGTCGTCGAGCTCCGCCATGTCGAGGGCTTCACCATCGGCCTGCGCACCCTGGGCGATGAGCGCGGCTTCGAGGATACGGAGCTGACCCTCGGCCGCATCGTGAACAACCGCATCGGCCTGGACATCCGCACCGGGACGGCGGCCGGCTGGAACACCTCGGTCCGCTACTATGGCGGGCATTTCGCCATCGGCAGTGCGGTCAATACGGACAAGGACCGCTTCGGCGTGCGCTTCTCCGCCGCGCCGGGCGCCTATATCGCGCATAACCGGCATGTCTTCCACGGCCCGGCCTTCGAATTGCAGGCGAGGGACCGGCCGATCGCCGGCATTCCCTTCCTGTCGGAAGTCTCCAGCCGTGCCGTGCTGGTCACCGCCATGCGCATGGAGGGCTGCTCGCCCTTCGCCGCGCGCCATACCGCCGGCGCGCAGGACCATGTCTATGAGGTCGCCTGGGCCAGCCAGGGCTATGGCATCGGCATCGACTACGCGCCGAGCGCCACGCGCGTCGGCTCCGTGGTCCGGGCGCTGCACCAGGCGGCCGGACACCGGGAGGCGGTGCGGGAATTGGCCTCGGTCCCCAATCTCCGCGCCGCCGCCTTCCGGTACAGCGGCACGGAGACGGGGTTCGACAGGCTGGCCTGCCTCAGCACCAATGTCTCGGGCACGCCGACGCAGCTTGCGCAATTCGCCTTCCCGGCGCTCGATCAGTATGTGCTGACGAACCGCGGCGTGCTGCTGACCGGCGGGCGCGGCCTCGGCTTCGTGGTGGATGCGCGGCGCTGCAAGGAATTCGCCCTGGCGGCGGATGCCGACAACCCGCGCCTCGTGGTGCAGTGCTTCGACGCGGACATGAACCTGCTGACCGATGCCAGCGGCAGCCTGGTCCGCGCGTCCGGCATGTCCATGCAGTGGTCGGCGGTGTCGCGCTGGTGGCAGGGCTCGGCCGACATGACGGATGCGGACCTGACCCGGCTGCAGGTGGTGCGGCTGGCCGACCAGGTGGCCTATGCCATCATCGGCCTCGCCCGCGTCATGCAGGATTATGAGGTGCGGGCGCTGCGCCTCGCCAGCGATCCGTCGCAGTCGCCCGCCGTGCTCTGGGGCCTGCCGGACCTGCCCTTCGGCACGCGGGAGCTGAAGGCGGAAGTCGCCTGGACGCCGCCGGAGATCGCCGCCGGCGGCTCGGCCCAGGTCAATGTGACGCTGGCCGGCGCGCGTGCGGGCGATTTCGCGCAGGCGGCCTATAGCCTGGGCACCTCCGGCTTCGTCTTCCTGGCGCAGGTCGCGTCCAAGGATCTCGTCACCGTCACCGCCTGGAACCGCACCGGCGCGCCCTTCACGCTCAACCCCGGCACGGTGCGCGTGCGGGTGGTGAAGGCATGAGGAAGCGATCGAAGCCGCCGCTCGACAGCACCGATTTCGCCGCCGCGGCGAAACGGGTGCTGGCGGATTACGAGACCTTCGTCGCCGCCTCCGCCGATGCCGGCGACGCGGCCGATGCGAAGGCTTTCGCCGCGCGCCATGCCGCCGCCCGCGCGGCGCTGGCGCATCTCGACCAGCTCCTGAAGCTCGCCGCCGAAAGCGGGCGGGAGGAGGAGGTGAAGAGCATCGCCGACAGCCTGGCGGAGACAAGGGCGCAGATCGCGTCCCTGCCCCCCGAGGAGGACCCGGAGGATGACGACGGCAGCGGAGGCTGACTTCCTGGAATTCCTCTGGCTCTGGAACATGCAGCAGGGCCAGGGAACGCCGCCGGTCCACCGCCGCATCGCCCGCTGGCTGCAGGCGCGGCGCGAGGCCGGCGACCGCCGCCTGCTGCTGATGGCCTTCCGCGGCTGCGGCAAGTCCACCCTGGTCGGGCTCTATTGCGCCTGGTGGCTGCTGCGGGATCCGGATGCGCGCATCCTGGTCCTCGCCGCCGACCAGCCGCTGGCGGTGAAGATGGTGGCGACGGTGCGGCGCATCCTGGAGCGTCACCCGCTCTGCCGCCACCTGCTGCCGGAGGCCCCGGATGCCTGGGCGATGGACCGCTTCACCGTGCGGCGCAAGGCGGTGCTGCGCGATCCCTCCATGCTGGCGCAGGGTCTCTCCGGCAACATCACCGGCGCGCGGGCGGAGCTCATCATCTGCGACGATGTGGAGGTCGCCGGCAATTGCGACACGCCGGACAAGCGCGCCGAGTTGCGGGAGCGGCTGGCGGAGACGGAATTCGTCCTCACCCCCGGCGGCACGATCCTCTATGTCGGCACGCCGCATTGCGCGGAGACGATCTACCTGCCGCCGGGCAGCGAGGGCGCCTGGCTCGCCGGCTATCGCCGCCTGGTGATCCCGCTGCTGGATGCGGAAGGGAACAGCGCCTGGCCCGAACGCTTCCGCCCGGAGGAGATCGAGGCCCTGCGGCGCCGCGTCGGCCCGCTGCGCTTCGCCCGGCAGATGCTGCTGCAGCCGGTGGCGGAGGCGGCGGCGCGGCTCGATCCCGCCCTGATCGTGCGTTACGCGGAGGAGCCGGACTACCGGGAGGCCGCGGGCCGCACACAGCTTTCCCTGCTCGGCCGCCGGCTGCTGTCGGGTGGCGGCTTCTGGGATCCGGCCTATGGCAGGCCGGGCACGGGCGATGCCTCGGTCCTCGCCGCCACCTATGCGGATGGCGAGGGCAACCACTATCTGCACCGCCTCGCCTTCCTGACGCACGATCCGGACAGCCCGGTGGATCCCGCCACCCAGCAATGCCGCGCCGTGGCGGCGCTGGCGCGGGAGCTGCTGCTGCCGGCGGTGCGGGTGGAGACGAACGGAATCGGCCGCTTCCTGCCGGCGCTGCTGCGGCGAGAGATGGCGCGGGCCGGCGCTGCCTGCGCGGTGGTGGAGCACAGCAGCCGCCAGGCCAAGTCCGCACGCATCCTGGCGGCGCTGGAACCGGCGCTGGCCGCGCGCCGCCTGCATGCGCATGAGAGCGTCTTCCGCACGCCCTTCCCGGCGGAGATGGCCGCCTGGCGCCCCGACGCGCCCGGCGCCCGCGACGATGCGCTGGACGCGCTGGCCGGCTGCCTGCTGGCCGAGCCGGTGCGCCTGCCGCTCGTGCCGGCGCAGGCCCGCGCGCCGACCTGGCACAGGGCGGGCTGAGCCCTACCCCGCGCGCTTCAGGATCTCCCGCCTATGCCGGATCCGGCCTTCGGGCGTGATCTCGAAACGGGTGTCCGCGCGCTGCCGCGCCAGGCCCATCCCCTGCAGGCGCAGCAGGCAGGGGCCATCCTTCAGTCCCTCGGGCCGTCCCAGCGCGCCCACCAGCGTGAGCCGGTGGAGCGCGGAGCGGCAGCAGGTTTCGAGATAGGGCTCGTTCCACATCGTCACAGTCATGCGTGTCCCGGTGCCACCGAAGCGTGGCGCCGTCCACCCCATCCTTCAAGGAGGCCGCGAGGAGCCCCCCATGCAGATCGAGCCGACCTGGTGGATCAGCGTCATCGAGGCGCCGATCGTCGCCGCCCTGTTCTGGATGATCCACGGCCTCCGGCAGGATTTCCAGAACCGCATCGAGCGCAGCGACCAGCGCGAGAACGACGCCGTCAGCCGCACCCGCGACGAGCTGGCGGAATTCAAGCTGGAAGTGGCGCGGACCTATGTGCCGCTATCGCTGATCCGCGACGTGGACCGCCGCCTGTCGCAGCACCTGCTGCGCATCGAGGAGAAGATCGAGGAGGTCAAGCGCGCCGGCACCCCCGCGCCGCGGCTGCGCGAGCGCATCCTGGACGGAGGCGGGGCATGAGCGCGGGCCTGGCAATGGACCGCGCCATGGCGACGCGGCAGGCGGCCGAGACGCTGGCCCTGGCTCTCTGGGCGGCGGCGGGCGCGCGGCCGGTCCGGGCGATCGAGGCGCTGGCCAGCCTGGTGGTGAACCGGGCGAAGCTGGCGGCGGCGGATGCGGCCGCGCGCCTTCGCTTCGCGCCGGGGGCGGAGGCTGCCGCCTGGCTAGAATTGCTCGGGCCGGTGTGCCGCGCGCCCTTCCTCTTCGGGCGCCAGCTAGCGGGGCGCGCGGTGCCGGAAGGCGATCCGGCCCTCGCCATCTGCCGCCGCATCGCCGCCCGCGCCGTCGCCGGCAGCCTGCCGGATCCGACGGAGGGTGCGACGCATTGGCACGATGCGGGGGAGCTGCTCGGCTGGGCGCTCGGCCAGATGCCGGTGGCGGAGACCGGCGGGCTGATCTTCTATCGGCTATTCGCGCCTTCGAATATCGGTTCAGCCTGGAAGGACTATCTCAGAGGAGCGCTACCAACCGGCCGACTGTCGGCGGTCATCGGTGCCCCTGCAGCTGAACAATAG